TGACTCTTTCTGTTACAAATTGTCTCAAGTCTGCAACACATGTTCCCCATAGACCGGCTGATGATTTACAACTACAAGGTTGATTAGTTCTTTCACCTCTTATACGATTACATTTCTCCCATATAGTACCCATTAGATGCTCGGGAAGAAACGATTTAATTCCTTCTAAGTGTTCCTTTAACTCTTTGAATTCAGCTAAGTTAAGCGGTGCGTAACGACTCTCTGGTACAGGTGGTTGTTGTGGTATTTCTTCTGACATATATTATAATTTTATTCCGTTACATTCTCCATCATAGTTTGGATTGGTTAGACGGTTTAACCATTCTTTTCTTTGGCAGCATCCACAATCATTTCTATCAAAAAATTTCTTTGCTATCCACAAAGCGATATGTTCACCATATCCGAAAGTTATCACATAGATTAGGGCCTCAACCCAATCTCCAATTTTAATTCGTTTCATATTATTTTAATTTGTATGCTAATTCTGCTGTAATCTCCCATCTTAATCCACAACCTGATGTATTATCTTTTGTGAATAGTTTAGTTGGTAATTCTTCAAAACCATATTTCTCCATTTCTGCTTTCCACATATCAGCTGGTTTAACATTACAATGAACTCTATCTACTTCACCAACATAAGCCCAACTTGCTGCAGATGCATATATAACTGAATCTTTGTGCATATGCTTTTTTATATTATCTATAAATTGTGGGAATGTATCTGATTGTATATGTTCAAAATGTTCAAATGAAGTTATTACATCAAATTTTATTGTATCGTTATTATCATCAACTAATGTATAATCAACATCAGTCCTTAATATGAAATGAAAATCATTATTAATTGTTTCAAGCTTTGTAGTTTCATAATTACCATCTAAACTTACTGCTAAATAATCATCACCAAATTCTCTAACTCTTTTAGATAGAAATGCTGCTCCACTACCAATATCCAAAAACTTTCTAGCGTTTGGATATAATCGTTTTAAATCATCAGCGAATGCGTACATATCATGCTCAATTGCTTCTGCTAAATTTATACCATCTGCATGTTGGTAGCCAGGGAATTCCATATCTTCAATTCCTTTATTTTCTTTATTTAATTGTAATACCTTCATTTCTATTTGGTTTAGTTATTGTATGATAGTGAGTAATATTTTGTTGTCTAGTCATATACTCTAAGTTTGATGGATGATTATTATGTTTGTCACCATCTTTGTGATTAACTTCTAAACCTTTTGGTATTTTACCTAAGAATGTCTGAGCTATCAAACGATGACCTCTTCTCCATAATCTTTGTTTTGTTTTACCTTTACCTATGAATAACCCATAGTATAAATAGCCTGATGGATGTGTGCGTGGTCTTAGTACTCTTAGTTCACCTTTAGGATTGTATCTAGGTGATATCTTTGTTGTGTAGATTAATCCATCACTACCAGCGTAGTAATCAGGGAATCCTTTTAAATCTTTAATTTCAATCTTTGCCATTGTATATTGTTTTGTGTTTATAAATATTAGTAGTTTAGAAAAGTAAGCATAAAAAAGAGAGACTGGAAATGACACCAGCCTCTCAAAATATAGGGTAAGCTAGGGAAATAAAATACAAAATGGCAATTCAATAAAATAAAGAACCCTAGCTTATTATAAGTATTCAAACGTAACATATTATCCCTAATCTTTTTTATCTTCTTCTTTTCTGATAAAGTTTTTTAATTCTTCTGCTGGTATTTCAAAATCTATATCACCAACATTCTCTGCATACTTTGATGCTAATTTAGCCCAATCTAAATTCTCAAATACAAATGCCATTTCTTCTTTTGTCACTTCATTTGATTTCTTGCTTAGGATTTCATTTAAGTCCATATTATTTATTTTTTAATTCGTTTAGTTTCTTACGAGTGATTTCAATCTCTCTATTTAATTCATCTAGCTTATATGTGGTAGCAAATTTAGTTTCCAAATACTCTGTATCTAATACATCCACAAACATTCTTCTCATTTCTTTCTCTAATGCTAATTTAGATTGTGCTTGATGAAATGCTTCTTCATGAGCTTTATTATGGAAAGTAACTTTAGGTTTTACATACTCCTGTAATTCTTTAATCAAATCAGTAGCATCTTCTTTATCTAACTGAAAGGATAGGGATAGTACAACTCCCTCATTTGTTTTTCTAACTTCTAACATATTATTTTATTGTTTTGTAAAGATACGAAATTTATTCCAAACTACCAAAGATTTTATCAAATTCTTCTTCAGTCATTATAGGTTTAAATTCTCTTTTTTTAGGCTGAAGTACTTTAATACTTTCACTAACAGGTGCTTCTGCTTCTATTGGTTCACTAAATAAACTCCAATACTTTTTAGTTAATTCTTCATCACTTTTCATAACTTATTATTTTAATCATTAAATACTTTATCAAATTCTTCTTCTGAATACTTTGGTTTAAAATCATTACCAGTAGCACTAGACTGATTTACAGTAGCAATTTTATTTAAAACTGTATTCGCATCTGTATTTACATTTACAGTTGCATTTTCATTCTCGATAAGGTTATTTGTAGGTTTACCATTAGGATAACCATTAGGTTTATCATTAGGTTTTATACTAACTTTAGGAGGTCTTCCACCTTTATTACCATTTGCTTTCCTGCTATCTGTAAAAGTTTTTCTTTTAATACTTTCTTCTAACATTCTTTTATTATAAAGAAATCCATCATTAGCTTTATCAAACTTTTCAGCAACTTCTATATCTTCTTCATTTAGAATTGCTTTTAAATCTTTCTCAGTAAGTTTACCTTTTTGGTGTTGAATACAAAGTAGTAGTATATACTTTCCTCTTTGCTCGTGTGTCATTGTAATAGTACCGCTGATAAAATCAGATGTATATAATAATACTGCTGGGTCTTTTGCCATTTTGTTTATTTTATTTCCTACTAATAAATACAATCTCAAAAAAGATTAACGCTGTTTTAGTAGTTTTATTTTCTAAAGATACGAAATTATTTTGATATTACAAAACTTTCTTATTGATTATCTTATAGAAACGGATAACCCCATTGGCCTGTAACCTATCCATTTCAGGTTTAACATGCAATACTGAACCTACATACATAGCATCCTTATCACTCCATGCCCATATATTATCTATTGTAATTGGTTTAGTACCTTTATCAGTTTCAATAAGGAATTGAACCTTATACTTTGTACCAGTTTCCTTTCTTAAGATAAACTTTTCTTCGTCTACTCTATCCCCTAATTCTTTTGGTAGAGCTCTTAGTAGCGCTTCTAATCTGCGTTCTAATGATAATATTCTATCTTCCATAACTTATTTGTTTATGTAAAGATACGAAAAAAATACTGAACTACCAAAGAATTTACCCTTTAATTTGCTGTTTTTAGCTAACCTGTTGATAATCAATAAGTTACTATTATTTGGTTAATCCAACGTTTTTCATCCATTCGAGTGTTTGTTTGTTTCGTTCGATAAGTTCATCGTATCCTTTTTGGATGGATGCGTACAGGTCTTTCAATTCGGTATCTGTCATTGTTTTAGGGGTTTTTAGTAGTTCTCTCATATAACAAACATACGAAAAATATTTGAATAAAACAAGCTTTTATAGAAAATTTATTCACATTTAAGCAAAAAAAAGCCCCATTTTGAGGGGCTTTATACGTTTGTTATGTTCGCTGGCAGGCGCCTTATTAACTATCGTATTTTAATCCTTTATAGGTACACAATTAGGGACTTCTCTACCATCTAAGGTCTTAGTTCCGATTTGTTCGTATCCATCCCAACAAGGACCATCTTCTCCTTCAGGTGCTAAATTTATTCCTTTAAATTTTGCATCAAAGTTTAATTTAGCTGCTACTCTCTTTTGTGGGTCTGATAGTTTTTGTTTACTCATCTCACCTCTTTGATAAGTAGAAATGCATATAGCTACTGCTTGGTCTTGTGGGTATTCACCACTAATCTCACTCATACAACGCCCCACATAATCATTTTGGGTTTCTGCTGCAGTTGGTTTAGGTATTGGCATATTATTTGGTTTTATCAGTTATTTTTAGTATCTTTGTAGTAATATAACAATCATTAAACAATTTGTTATAATATAAACAAAAGTTATAATGCCACGTAAGAAAAATCCTAATAGTGTTTCTAACTACTTTAACGAATCAGTTGAAGAAGCAATACAATTATACAATGAAGTAGAAACTCAGGAAGAAAGAAATAAATTATTTCGTATAATCTATCCAGCTATCTATAAGATTGCAGAAGTAATGTATAATAAAGTTAAACCAACCTATATGGATGGTGAGATATTAGATATTATGATGGATTGTACTTCGTATCTTACTGAAAGATTGTATAGGATTAAAGAAGGTAAAGGTAAAGCATTCTCTTATATGACAGTATGTGCCCGTAACTATTATATCTTTCACAATACTAAAGCATATACAGGTACAAAGAAAACTATTAAGTTAGATTATTTAAATGAAAATTGGGATATAGCTGATGATGATTCAACTAGAGTAGAGGAAATGGAAACTTCAACTAAACTATTACATGCATTTGTAGATTATATGGATGAGCATAGGGATAAGTTTGTTAATACTAAAAAAGGAAATATTGTAGTAGCTGCTGTTATTGATTTCCTACGTGATGTAGATTCTATTGAGGATTTCAATCGTAGAAATATAATGAATGATTTAACTGAAATAAATGGATACAAAGTAGATAGACATTATATCACAAAAGTATTCAATAGATTACAAATGCACTTTGGGGTATTTAGTAAGGAATGGTTAAAAACAGGTAAACCAATTCCGTTTTGGGATAAAGCTGAATTAACTCCAGAAGAAGTAAAATTTTGTGTAGAAAATTACACACCAAATAAAGGTGGACTTAGTATCGTTGGATTATCTAAAAAGTTTAATGTAGAAGAATATACAATAAGAAAAGAATTATTCAAAGCAGGTCTTGCTGCTTCCTTTTAAACTATATCGTATTTAACACCATCTTGCTCAAATGCAGTAATAAGGTCATAAACAAAAGTTCTATAAGCTCCTTTGTTCATATCATAGAATATCATATATCCTAAAGCATTATAATTGTATGGTACGCCAGGTGAACGTGATGGACCAGCAAATGAGAATAACTCTCTACCTTCGTATGCATCACCTTCAATAGTTCTTCCCCAAATCTTAAATGGTCTATTCCAATTTAATGTTTTGGTTCTTAAAGCTCTGCGTGACATTACTCTTTTCTCAGCGAATTTTAAATACTTCTTATATACTGAATTTATATTCATTATTGTGCTTTTGGATGTCCTTTAGGTAATAAATCGTAATCAGTTGTGTACTTTGGATTTTCTGGTCTACCATTCTTTAGTAAATATAAATAAGCGTTTACTCTAGCGTATGCCCATTGTTCTGCTGATTGTACTCTTGGTGAATGTGATGTATTGAATGCACCTAATCCTCTTTGGAATACTGATTTTAATTGTCCTAATGTAGCGTTACCATTCTTAGTATTAGATTCTTTCTTATTAAAATCATCAACCTTACCTTGTAATGTTTTCTCTTGCTCAGCAGTTACTTTAGCAGATTTGCCTGATGCATCTCCTTTAGCAGTACCTTCACCTTTTGGGTTAGGATTCTTTGTATCTGATTTAGGTGCTTTAGGTGATTCTTTAATTCCACCTCTAGGTCCTACTTCAGCCATTGTAATAGGTCCACCTACTACCCATGCATCACAAGTTCTACTTGCTGCACATTTAAAATCATAAGCCTCACAATATCCAATCTCACCAGCTTCAATTGCTTCGTAAGGGTCTACTTCTTGCCCTAATCCTTCTGCGATACATTTAAGTATTTCTGGAGTTCTGTAAAAGAATGCACAGTTACCACAAAGGGCTTTTTTTGCTTCTTCTTTACTTCCATTGAATTGGTCTGCTTTTGCTTGCCAATATTCTTCGTTTGGTTCGTTTGGGTTAAGTGGCCCGTAATTTGCTTCATCTATACACTTTTGTCTATTCTCTATGTTTAACTTAATATCGTAAGTTGCTGGAGGACAACCTTCTAATGCTAACAAAGCAGGTGCTACACTTCCACTAGCTGCTTCGCCAGGATAAGTTGAATTTACTGATGGTTGTTCACCTTCCTCTAATATACCTAATTCTTTTAATTTATTTCTACTATATGCGAGTCCTGCTTTACCACCCCATAATAGGAATGATATAGTACCACAAGCATTCATATCCGTTTCATCGTAATATGTTTCTGCTCTACTAAGGTATGAGTACATTCTCTTTAATGTCTCAACTGATATCGCTTCTCCATTTGCTAATTGTTGTGCTCTCACTTTACCTACCTGAGTTGCACATTTGTTATTATTCTTTTCGTTTAATTCAATACCTCTTTTGGCATTGTTACGAATACCTTCACCATAATCAGAATAAGATTCAAACATTGCTCTAATCTTACTTAGTACTATTGCCGCTTCCTGTTCGCTTAAATCGCTTATCTCTTTAGTTAGGTATAGTTCCTCCACTAATGCAGCAGATACCAAATTATGCCCAAATAAACCCTCAATAGAGAATCCTTTTACTTCACCAGTCTTTACATAATCATTCCAAATCTCATCATTATCAATCTTAAACGTTCCCATCCAAGTACCAACCGGAACATTAAGATTATACAAAGCTGATTTATCTTTGGTAACGCTTTCTTTAATCCAACTTTCAACAAGCGTAACACCATTAAGTTTTTTATCATGTTCCAATGTTGATTTATCTGTGTACTTCTTTTTTAAGTACATTTCTGATAACTTCTTAATTGTTTCAGGTTTGAAGAATACATGGTAAGGTTTTCCTTCTCCATCTACTCTTAATATTTGCTTATCAGGGATTAAAATAGGTCCCATTACTAAACTT